TCAGCGCCGACGAAATCGCGTCAGCTATTTTCTGAGTATCGACAGTACTTGCCTTAGATGGTGTTGAGGTTTTATTCGCGGTATTAATGTTGGTTTCTGTGGTGGTGTTTATGCTCCCTGACTGTTGACCAACGACTGGCATCGATACGGCAGAAGAGTCGCTATTGGAAACATCATGAAAATCAGGCAGCCCCGACATTACGCGATCTAAATAATCACGCGTTTCTTTAGGCGCATAATCAAGGCCTAATCGTCCCACTCTGCCTGGCCCCCAGTTATAGGCGGCGACCGCCTTCTTCATGTCGCCACCGAACTGGCTCAACAGGTCAGAAAGATATTTTGCGGCAGCCTCCGCAGACTTGCCCGTGTCCATCCTGTCTTCACGATTTTTAAGTCCGTACTGTTTACCCGTAGAAGGCATAAACTGGAAAGGTCCCTCAGCACCCGCTGGGGAAAACAGGTACTTCCCTCCCCCGGACTCTGCCTGATAGACATTATTAAGCGTGCCCTGCGGTAACTTGTATTTGGCTTCCAGCTGTGGAAACAGCTCGGACTCTTCTGACCCCGGTTTCAGAGGAGCCACACCTCCGGGGTTAACCGTTGCAGGCGGGTTAACGTAGAGGCCGCTAACATCCTGCTGCAGCTGCTTCGCTTTATCCGATGGCCCATAATAGCTGTTGAGTTTTTTGACCAAATCCGGTGATGCATAACCTAGTTTAAGATCTAATTTTTCATCCCACGATAGGGTAGATTTGAAATTTTCGTCCTTTAGGGCCTCCCTAATCCGATCAGCTTGCGCACCCCCGCGGTTAAAAGTCATCAATGACCCAACGGTCGCAGTGTCGAAACCGTGCTGCATTATCTGAGATACGTCATCAAAGCTTTTTTGTACAGACTGCGACTGTCCCAGCCACGCTTCACCCTTCATCAGCATACCGTCCCACGCGGACGATATTTGATTGATGTTTTGGCGGAATTTCAGCGCGTTCTGAATATCCTGATCGGAAAAAATAAGCCCGTCTCGCTGTGCCTGATCCTTTAGTCGCTGCACCTGTTCGGTACTCTGACGCAGGAAGCTCAACAGCTCAGGAGAAAATCCACCCACCTGCGCTATGACGGCCTGTTTTGCAGGAGACTGTTTGAGCATGGCCTTATTCAAGTCATCCATCAACTTTACGACATCAGCCATTCCCTCTTTGGTTTTGCTTATTTTAATGCCCATTTGCGCCAGAAGAGCATTGAAAGGATCATCTCGGGCGTTCAAAGCATCATTGGCGCGCTGGTAAAGGCCAGTCACGGCACTGTCAGCCGCGTCACGCGTTGCGCCGTTCTCGATCATGGCACCCGTCAGTTCCTGATAGGCCCGCGCCGTGGTGCTAATATTCTTGGCCGTGGTATCAATTTTATAGCCGGCGTTGGCATAGTCCTTGATGCCATTCTTCACCGCGTTAATGCCCGCAGCCAAACCGCTAAGACCTAACGTGAGTCCCCCTACCATTTTTAGCGGGGGGACCAAATCGCCAACGAATTGCACCCCGTCACGCGCATTTTTCGCTAAATTACCAAAGCGGCCGCTGAGTTCATCGATGTCTTCTGCCGACTCACGCCCACCTAGCTTTAACCCCGTTCGCGCCTTGTTGAGCTGCGGTAAAAGATTCTTCACAGCATCATCAATATTTTGAATCGACTGCGAAACCTGATCGTCGGCGGTCAGTTGGAAGTCAAACCGGTTAGCCATCTGAGCCTTCCTTTAGTTTGTTAATGCGCTTAGCCTGATCGTTCCACCAGAGGAGTTTTGACCAGGTCAGGGACCAGCCAGCATTAGGCCCCCACCCGTAGTAATAGGTCACGTCTGCTATCAAATTCCGCCAGTGCCCGCCTCTGGGGAGTAGTTTAAAAAATCCAGAAGATAGCCCTCACAACGTTTGTAATCGGTGAAACAAAGGCGATTAATGAGCGGCACAGGAATTCCGGAGAGCTCAGAAATCAGGTTGCCCATTGCCATGAGTCCGCCTTTGGCTTCCTGCAACTTATAGAATTGATCAACCTGTTCAAGACTGGGTTCACCCAGCTCAATACTCGCCCATGCCTGCTTACCACTGTTATCTTCCAAACGACGTGAAAGCGGGATTGAAGCAAAGCTTTCTGGTGGGGAGTTGGACTCTAGACCCTCTGGTTTGAAATTTAAAAATGTCAGAAGGAAGGCTTCGCACTGCTTAAAGCGGGTAAATGATATGCCCTTTACCACGTTGAGCGGAATGGCTGAAAGTAGGGAGATCAGTAAACCCACGGCGCTTAGCGCGCCGTTTTTCTTCTGCTCCTCATAGAACTGATGGACCTCGATCAGCGCCGGCTCATGCAGTTCAACCGCTTCCCAAATATGCTTTCCCGTGGCGTCAGAGAGTGGCTTTTCCAGCGCAATGCTGATGTTTTTTTCAGTCTCCTGCATTCTCAGCTCTCCACCACGTCAATGCCTTCCCAGCGAACGTCAAACACCGCATCTTCGCTGTCTACTTCCTGAGATTCGACAGTCCATAGGCCACTACCGATGATGGTTTTACCGTTCGCCAACTGAGCTACAACAGTGACGTTGGTCATATCGTTGAAATCGGCCACGGTGGTACCACCGCTGTCACGAACCTGACAGGAAATAAAAGGCGCAGATGGCTTCTCTTTATAGCCGTGAACGTAGTCCATACCCGTCAGCGTCTCGCGCTTAACCTTTGACGGACTGTATTTAAATTGCCCGGCCACCATGATCGAAATACCGTTGGTGGAAACTAATGCGGTTCCCGCCAGACGGTTAGAGGTATCACCCATGATTTGTCCTTACGCCGCCTGCAGGCGGAATTGGTTGAGCAGCGCAAACACGCGAAGCTGATTAATCAAAATGCCGTCCCAGAGAACATCAACACGGTTCGGATTCGTTGTGCTTTTCGTCACCACTAAGCCAGCAATGAACGCTTTCGAATCTTGCACATAGCCGCTGTACTCGAGCTGCTTATACTGTGCGATAAGTTCCGCGCGGATAATATTCGGTGTCACGATGGCAGAGCCTGGCGCAAAGCGGGTGCCGTCGGCGGCCAGCTTCATACGTGCAAACTTCGACGTGACCTGCCCCCGCATAAAGCGCGTCACAAACATCAGCAGGAACAACGTTTCTACCTGCAGATAGCTGTCATCCGCATCACCGTATTTATTGGTCTGGTAGGTAGTGATCAGGTTTTCCACCTGCACCGTGCCGTCATCTGCCACGGTGAATGTCGAGACTCCGCTATAGAGCAGATTGTTGCGTTCAGTCAGTTCAAAGCGAGAGGCTTGAGGAGGTGCAAGCACGCCGCTGACCGACAGCGTTTGCAGTGGTCTTCCTGGGTCATTACGCAGACTGCCCGCAACTGCCCCAGCAACCGCCGCCGACCAGACATAGGCTGGTGTAGGCGAATCGTAAACGCCGAGCAGCGTGGCGTGCTGGTCATTACGGACTTCACCCAGCGCCGTTAATTGGCCGTATGTCCCCGTCAGCGCACCAAAAACATGACCATATAACTGCTGGGCATAACTCCAACGGCCGGTGCTGTCTGATAGTAAGGTTTTGAGAACATCAAGCGACGTGGTATCGGTGTAAGGAGTGATAATAAAGTCGAACGTCCGATCTCCTAGATTGGCAAACGCATTCGTCATGTCCGGCGCGCCCGCGCCACCACTCATCGCCGTTAACGTGATGCCCAGACCATTCGGCGTCGCTTCGCCCCCGGCGCTGCCCTGGTAGTTGAAACGCATATCGATACTGTTACCGTGCGCGCCTTTGTTCTTGGCTGTCAGAGTAACAACGCCCAACGCGGCTGTGGCTGTCACCGGTAAAGAGGTTTTTGCATTAATTGCCGACGAGAGCGCCGTGGCAATTGCGTCAATGAGGTCCGTGCTCAATACGGTGATTTGTACACGCTGTCCCGCAATGTAAAGCGAGATAACACCCGTTTCATTTGCAGGCGTAGTCACCGTGACTTTTCCTGTGGCCGCAACCATGGCGTCACTGTCTGCCAGCGGAAGAAGATAAATTTCTCCGGCATTGTCGTTAGCAAGATAAGCCAACATCTGGTTATGTAACATTGAGCCCGCGCCATAAACACCCGCTGTATTTGAAGCCGAGGACTCAATCACGGGAATATCGACGGTAACGCCAGCAAGCGTCAAAGTCTGGCCGATGATCAGTGTGCGCTGTGTTGCTGTCGCGGTATTCGCCTGAGAGTTATCAAACTCAGCGAAGAAAAGCGGCGTTCGTAGATTATTAGTAATGTTTTGAAAGTTCATTAGCTCGCGCTCCCTGTATCCGACGTGGCGGCTGGTTTTTCGTTAATTGATGCCGCGTCAGCATTCTTTGAAGAGGCGGCGGCCTTTTTTGCAGGATCCAGTTTTTCAACATCACCATCGCGAAGACGGCGATTCCAGAAGGTACTTTCCGGCACCTCAGCCCCTTCGACAGGCAATAGCGTGCCTTTAACCGGATCGCGTACCGCGCGACCGGTTGTTGGTTTTACAAACATGGGGTACTCCAGATTGTTATTGAGGCAAGTCGATAGTGACGAGAGGTTCTGTAGTGCCTGCCGGCATACTGATAGTGATATCAACGCCCTCTAGTGGCGTGGTCTCAATAGGATAGAACTCTTCAGGCCCCTGATAATATTCAATATCCAGTTCCATCAGCAGTTGCGCCGTATGCCCATCGCCAGCGGCGCTGATATCAATAGTTGACCGTATTTGCAGAAATTGCTGAGTCTGGCGGGTCAGTTCAAAGCTGTTGATCACCGCCCGCTCAATTTGTTCCCGAAGTTGCTCGAGCGCGGCCTCTGCTTTCGCGGCCCCGTTATCTTGTTCAAGCTCGTCCAGCTCCTGCAAACGCCCGGTGACCCTGACGGTGGTGACGGTCGTAAACTGCGGAACGTTCCTGCCAATTGAGTTTTTCACGTCAAACGGGGTTTGCACGAGAATAACGGGATACATGTCTTCCGACGTGGGCCAGTCTCGCGGAGAATAAACGCGATCTCCCGCATCGGTTCTCCCTGTCAGCGCACTAATGACCAACGACCTGATTCCAGCTGCATTCATGGCTTTACCCTGTTTAAAATGAGTTTCGAGCCGCCGTGGCTATCTGGCTGTATATCGGAAATGGTGAATAGCGTGTTGACGACAGTGCCGCCGACAATGCCAATAAATACCCGATCCCCTCTTTTAGGCGGTAAGACAAACTGGCTGTCCAGCACCCCAAGCACGGGCGACGTAGTGTTAATCGTGCTGCCGTCGTCCAGCGGCTCGACCTCCTGCGTATAAGCCCGGTCAAAAATACCGCTGATCGTGTAAGCACCACCCACTGCGGGCCGGTAGTCAACCGGGTCACCAAAAACAGCCTGCAACGGCCTGAGTAAATGCTGATCCCAGTTGATACCCATTATCAGCCTTCTTCGCTCTGAGATTTGACGACAGAGGGAGCATCCGAAGTGATAGTGGACTGCCCATCGTCTTTTGTGATGCTGACTTCTTGACTTGATGCCTCTTCCATTTCCTGCTTAACCGCATCCAGCGTTTTGACAAAGCCGGAAGCAATAAGCCGGGTGGCATCACTCTGGGGAAGTTCAACGCGTGTGTTCTGCGTGTAACTCTGTCCGTCATGTCGAACGCTTTTACCTTTGAGCACCACCACGGTGATCAGGTCTGCGGCCTCAGAGGCCGCGTCAGTTGCTTTATCTTTTGCCATGATCACACCACCTTCGCACAAAGGGCTGCGTTAACCCGGCTTGGGATAACGATCGGAGAAGACTGCATCAGCAGAAAGCGCTGCGCCGGGTCATGCTGCAGCCAGCTTTTTGGCGCATACGCCATCGGTCCGTAGTTGAAGGCGGGATCAATGATGGCACCAAACGCGCGGGTGCCCATCAAATCTGGACCCGACATAACGACAGAACCATCAGCGATCATCGGATTTTGGATGCCGGTATCCGGATCAATAAACCAGTCATTATAAAGCCACAGCGTGTACTGCCCCCAGTAACCCTTACAAACCGCCCCCTTCACAATCTGTGCACCTGGGTTAATGATGTTGCCGGAAGGGTTCTGCGCCGGCAGGATAATTGCGCCTTTGAGCGACGTATCCAGCTTGAACGCACGCCATGAGGCATTGGTGAAGATAATGTCCGTAGCCTGCGCGCCAGATTTCTGCAGAATCAACGCCTGCCATTCTTCAATATCGTCCGTTGGCTGGGTGTTGGTTGCGCCAGCGGCTACGCTGGTAGGCCATTTGTCTGATCCGCTCAGCGCAATGGTTAAGGACGGATCGCGACCAAAATCAACGACGGTAGTCGGGAATCCATCGCCTTTGATAGTCACGGTGCCTGTGGCAATCGCGCTGCAGCCCATCCACTCAAGGCGACGATTTAAAATATCAATCTGGTCGCTCATCTCGAACTGGATGTTCAGCATTTCCCGCTCTGCCGCAGTGTATTCACCCCCAATGCGCTCACCAATCTGGCGGCGGATAGGCTTACGCAGGTCAGGCGCGCGCTTGTCTTTAATGTAGGCTGGTTTGAATTTGTCGGTCTGGTAGCGACGACTTTCCACCAGCTTTCCTTCAACCAGCGGAGAGCAAAACGGGGCCATACGGCGAAGGCCAATATCTACGTCAATCGCGACATACTCATCATCGCTGGTAACGATGTTGGGGAAAAAACGGTCGAGGATAAAATTTTGCGACGTCATCAGATTGGGCACTAACCCGACTAGCGACGTTGTATCGTAAATGGTTTGAGACATAGATTATTCTCTCTGTGTCCCGACCAGGTGGCCGGGATAAATAAAAGGCGCACAACGCCCTGCCCCGTGAGGGGCATGCGAAGAAGGCGATGGAATTACAACGGTTGTTTAGCTGGCAGGTGCCTGAACGCTGTCGCGTAGGAAAATGCCAAACGAACGAAGCGCGGGTTTGAGCGTGGCAAGCGTCCAGCTCGGATCGAAGGTAATGCGGTTCTGGTTGATTTCAGCCATCAGATAAACGCCGGCTAACGCGTCCGCCGTGGTGGCATTCACATCATCGGCCAAAATGGCTTGTGGTACCTGGCTACCGTCGGTCGCTGTCTCCACGCTCAAGGTATATTTCCCGGATGCGGTGACCACACCCAGCACGGTGCCGCGCTTATAGGTTGCCCCAGCGCCGGTCAGAATGGTCACCGTATCGGATACCGACTGCAAAGGGCCAGAAAGCAACTGATCCGGTACGAAGGTGTCATGCTGCACGCCGGGCACCCAGGCGTTTTGTCCTACCTGATTCACATTCATTATTTT